ACAGATGCAAACAGTAAAGATTGGGTTTTTGTTTGTGGCGAAGTTAGACCATCGCTTACTTTTGGAATGATTGTGATTCAGTTGGTAGATGGAAAATGATTGATGTAGTAATAGGAAATACCGGACTTGCAACGGTCCGTGACAAACTTGCTTATATCATTACAACAGAATTGACTAATCAGAGATCACTTGCAACAGGTACATACAAAACACAGCTTGACACTTTCTGGAACGCTAACAATGAGTTGAACATATTTGTTGACAGGAATATACCTTTAGACCCGTCAGAACTTAACGGAATAGTAATTGCTCCTGTTAAGGAAACAAATGACAACGGATCGCAGGTTAGAACACAAGTGACGGCAGAATTTAACATATTCTTTCCCGGTGAATCTAACGAGGAAAACCCCGATACAGATATTAACAAAACTCTTGAGCGAATTTCCGGAGTAGTCAAGAACATTTTAAACTCCGGCGTTTATGTCACACTTGGATTTAATCAGGGTTTTATTGCAAGTCGCAAAGTGACGGAACGGAGTTTTTTTATTCCAATATCAAATGACAGTCAGAGTTTAAACGGGGTTACTTTGACCGTTATGGTCGAATATGACGAACAGCATTATTTAAAAAATCCCGTTGAATTACTTGGAAATACCACAACGACAGGAAGGTATAAAATAATAACCGATTATGAGGTAGAATAAAATGACACTTTCAGCAACCGCCCTCGAAAGAGCGGCAAGCTATGCACTCGGCTACGCATCTACGCAGGAGGGGGGAAACTACCTTCCCAATAGAATTGCGTTGTTTACTCCGATTGCAATTGGCAAACAGTCCGGCTTTACCGGATATGACACTCCGAGAACAGTTACCACTTTTAAAGAGTTTTTTACTCTTTACGGTGAATGTCCGGGAGCACAGATTTTCAGAATCCTTAAACCCGTCACAGGTGGCGGAGTAGGGAATATTCCAGTTGATGTATTCCCGATTGAAGATGATTATGGTGCGACAGCGGCAGTTGGTGCAATAACTCCGACAGGGACAGCAAATGCGGCAAACACTCACTACATTAAATTTAACGGCAGACTTACGATTGAAGGTCGTAGATGCAGTTACAGCGTTGTAGTTGGTGACACACCAGCAACAATCATAGCTAAACAGATTGCGGCAATTAACGCTTTTCTTTACAGCCCAGTTGCGGCAAGTGACGGAACAACCGCAACAACATTAACCGCAAAATGGAATGGTAAAACAGGAAATAAAATTGTAGTAACAATTGACACCAACGATGAAGATTGTGGAATAACTTATGCCGTAACTAATCCGACCGGTGCAGTTGGCGATCCCGATATTGCTGATGCACTGACAAACATGGGGAATGTTTGGTACACACATCATATCAACATCTGGGGCAGTGAACTTTTTACAACCATTGAAACAGTAAACGGCAGGCCTGACATTACAACCAATGGAACTGGCAGATGGATGGGAACAGTAATGAAACCATTTATTTCTGTTTACGGTTCAATTGAAAGCGATCCGGCAACACTCAAGGCACTTGTTGCAAGTAGAAAACTTGACCTCACCAATGCACTTGCTCCGGCTCCGCTGTCAACTGGTTATGAATGGGAAGCCGCCGCAAATATGGTCGTCCTTTCAAGTGTGATTGCCAACTCAAACGCTCATATGGATATTTGCGGAAGTGCTTATCCCGATATGCCAGCTCCGATTAATGATTATATCGGAACAATGCAGGACTGGGCTGTCAGAGATGATCTTATTGACAACGGAATATCAACAGTTACTTATAACGCATCCGAAGGTTATGTTGTTCAGTCATTTATCACACCGAGAAGGCCGGACGATGAATCACCGCTTGCAATTGATTTCAGATATGTCAGAGACATATTTGTTGATATGAACGTTGCGTACAACTACAAACTTCTTGAAGGCAGATATTTGCTCGATAAAACAGTTGTAAATGATAGTGATGTTGTAACGGTTGACGGAGTCATTAAACCCAAAAACTGGAAGTCAATTCTTTTCACAATGGTTGACAGTCTGGCAGATCTTGCCCTTCTTGCAGATAGAGAATATGCAAAGGCAAATATTACAGTTGCAATAAGTTCAACTGATCCGCAGAGAATAAACACCACTTTTTATTATAAAAGATCAGGTGTAGCAAGGAAACATTCAACAAATGCCTATGCCGGCTTTAATTTTGGAGGTTAAGCAATGAGCAGTTCAGGAGATATAACCGAAGTAAAAATCATTCACGAGGTTGTAGGCAGTCGCATATTTCAGGTCAAAGGCGGCGAAGATGTTACTTTTGATCTTGGCGGCTATACAGGCGAAAGGATGGTCACAGGTATAGGCGGTGGTCACAAATCGCTTGTAGCAAAAGCGTGGATGGTAGAAAATGCAGTTCTTGAAACAGTTCCCGGTGATGGAGGTGTTGAATTTTTACAGGATATTTCAAATAGTCCTGTTGATGCAACGATCGAGATCAGCCATATAAATGGAACAGTTTACAAAGGAAAAGGAAGCATTGAAGGTGATGTAAAGCAGGGGAACAAAGAAGGATTTACAACTGTCACTTTCAGCGGAAACCAGAAACTTGAGAAAATAGCATAATTTAATGACCGGGGGAAATTATGGAAAAAGTCACAAGAGAGATCGCAACACAGGAATTTCAGAAATGGGCGGATTTAAAGAGGCTCCGTGAAGCTGCAATTGAAAGAAGCAAAGAGCACAAAGAGGCAAGAGAAGCTATTATTGATGCGATTATGGACGGCACTCTTGAAATGAGCGAAGATGGAGTAATAACTCAAAACCTTTTATTTTCTTTATCAGAAAGCAAAAAACAGCTTAAATACAAGCCCCGTATGTTTGCTTATGAAATGAGGGCAATGGACAAGGAAAAAGAAACATTAGGAAAATCACTTGCAATGATCGGTGTTTTAACGGGTGAAATGACAACCCTTATCAGCAAACTTGACACAAGTGATCTTGCACTTGCTCAGAGCATTGCAGGCTTTTATTATTTAGTTTAGGCGATTGTGATGAAATTTATGACTGGAGATCGAGCTTTGAAAACATACTTGTTGCAGTCGCCACAACTTTTTATACATTGCCATGCTCGATCGAAGCAATGTGTCTTGACGGATGGGATTATAGAGGGCTTGTTTTCTGGTATGAAAAAGCCCGTGACATTGAAAAAGAGATGAAAAAAGGAGTTAAAAAGTAATGGCAACCGGCTATGCAATATCTACCAAGTTTATCGGCGTAGATATGATGAGCAGTACTTTCAAGAAAATGGAAAGAGCCGGCGGAGCTATGACTTCAAAGTTATCAACAGGATTTAAAGGACTCGGAAACGGGTTAAAACAATTGAATAACACTGCCGGCAAGTTACTTTCTTTTGCAGGTATGGCCGGCGGTGCTTATTTATTACAAAAAGCATTGAGGGATACTATCCAAATTGGGCTTTCCTTTGAACAGACAATGGTAAACGCTGCAACAAAGTTTGGTGATGTGGCAAAGCCCGGAACAAAAGCATTTGAAGATCTTAACAAAAAAGCAAAGTTAATCGGAATAACAACAGAATTTACGGCAACACAAGCGGCGGAAGCGTTTAGACTTTTGGGGCTGGCTGGATTTAACACGGGACAATCAATAGCGGCAAGTTCTGGATTGATGGACATGGCAACGGCCGCAGAAATTGACCTAAACACGGCGACAATGGCGGCGGCTAATTCGTTGGCAATTTTTAATTTAAAAACCAATGATTCAATTCAGTTACAAAAAAATATGGCAAGGGTGAGCGATGTAATGGTGACGTCTGTTAAGTCCGCAACTCTTGAAACAGCCGATTATTTAGAAACGCTAAAAATGGGAGCTCCTGTATTCGCATCGCTGAATAGACCTGTTGAAGAGTTTGGGGCAATGACCGCTATTCTTGCGGACTCTGGAATAAAAGGCAGTATGGCAGGGACAACATTAAAAAATGCACTTTTGAGATTGGTCGCCCCTGTTGGTGCAGGAAGAAAAGCACTAAAGGCGTTGGGAATATCTGCGGCAGACAGCAACGGCGAATTAAAGCCGATGCAACAATTAATAATGGAAATTGCTAAAGCACAAGGCGGTCAGGTAACAACTCAAAAAGCTGCAACAATAAATGCAATATTTGGCAGGCACGCTGTTTCTGGAATGCTCGGCGTTATGTCAAAAGGGCCAAAAATAATAGAAGAAATGGTGCAGAAAATGAACGAGGCCACTGGATCAACCGAAAAGATGGCCGCACAAATGAGAGATACAGCACAAAATAAAATTAAATTGATGGAAAGTGCAATTGAAGGATTGCAGTTAAGTATATTTGAAGGACTTAAACCCGTTATAGTTGATGTGACAAAATTGATCGGTGAATGGTCAGGTCAGATGTCAGCTTATTTGGAAAAAAATCCTGATGCAATTAAAGAAATAACAAAAACAGCGGCGGCAGTAGTTAAACTTGTTGCGGGTCTTTGGGCTTTATCGCTTGTCTTAGGAGCAATAAATCTTGTAATGGCAACCAACCCAGTTGTTTTGGCTGTTATGGCTATAATAGGGGCTTTGGCACTTATGATAATGTATTGGGATAAAGTTAAAGTTTTTGTG